GAGGAATTTAAACATGTAGGTTCCATGCTGATCTCTATATACAGGATCCAGTTCGAACTCATAGTTAGTGAGTAATCTATCTATGTCAAAATTAAGACATAGACCTGAATCCTCAGGATAGTGCGATGGCACGACTTTCAATTTTAAGCCGTACATCGCGAATAGCTCTGACATCACACTCATAAAAGCACTAGCCCTATATACATAATTTAGGTCCCCGAAGTACGATCTGTACTTCTCTAAGAGGGAATTCATCATGATATAGAGCCAAGGCTCAAGAGAGCTTAGCTTCGAACTATGGGGCGCCCGCAAGTTAAAGGGGCGCGTACTGTATCCTGAGAGGTAATCCCCCCCACAGGATTCCCTGAAACTATCAGGACCGAGGTGTGTTTTATCTAAATTAACCTCGAATCCAACGTACTCACATGCTGAGATAAAATCTGCAGCATAGTAGTCCGGCACAATACAATCATCACCGAAAACGGAAACCCTCTTATAATCACACCATTCAGGCGTGAGAGAGCAAGATCCATCCAAGGTAAGGATTGTTCCGTGTGCTATAGTCCAGAAGACTAGAGTCTCAAGCGGAAAAGTTACCGCGTTACCCATGCTAGAGATCATATGAAGGGGAACCTGCTCACCTCTTATCGAGGTGTTAGGCGACCTGACACGATCTATAGCTACAAACCATTTTCCTGGCAATTGCCATTCCAATAGCTTGATCGATACACAATCAGAAGCTGAACGCCAGTCTATCGTTGCATTCTCATGAGAGATGCTAGATAACAGGGCCAACAGCTGATGTTTCGAGGGGAGACTACTGACATCGAGTCCAACAACGAGCATCCGGTCATACATCATCGTCATCAGGCCTTGCTGAAAGAACATATTCAGCGTAGGCTCAACGGCGATAAACCGGCGGGCTTCGTCATTTTTCTCTACTGTTGTCGACTTGGAGCCCTCCACTACGTTATAAATCATCTCATTCAGAGATGACCCATACCTTGGCCTATTGAGAGCCAAGATCTGTTCCTTTTCCTCAGGGAATAGCAACAAATAACGTTCAAAGAGGGACTTCACCCTGGGGGTACATGTCAAAGGAAAGGAGAATTTACTTTCCGCAGATGTATCCGCGTAAGTAACACCAATGGTGGTGCCCTGCGAATTTTTGCAGGCAAGGAACCACTCTTCCTCAGTAAAATCAGTCAGAACGTGGCGCATAAGCGCTCGTGCACGCACTAAGATTTTGTCTATAGTGCGCGACTGGCGAGAGATATGAATCGTAGGATTAGGAAAACGACAAAAAGCGTTCACCTTCTCCATCCGATCATTAACCTTTCTAAACTTTTCAAAGGCTAATGTCTCAAGCACGTCTGATGATACCATCGGGGACGAGTACTTTTTAAGGAACTCATCACGCATCCGGTTTAATCCGGACACGGTAGCAGGGTGTGCTAGTGCTATATACTCCTGTGAAACACTGCAATCCAAATATACGGCCTGACTAACTAAAGTCTTAATGTAGTCAGGATCGAAAGAGCAAGGCGCTCCATTCGTCACTGATGCTTTCTTTTTGGTCATACGAAATAGCTCCTATATGAAAAAGTAGGTCTTACTTCATATCGCTGTACTTGTAAACATCCCACATATCTTGCGGTCTCAGATACATCATATTTCTATCGATGCACTGATAGGCATTGTTTATATAGAATAAGCCAGCGATTATAGCCAAAAGCACGGCGGACCAATACATGGTACCAAAGGCTTAGGCTAGGCTGCCTGAGTAATAAAAATCACTCAGAGCAGTTATGTAAGTAAGTTGAGCGAGTTTCATTCTCAGTTCCAGAACATCAGCACTCGGGGTTTCCCGGGAGAAGCTGAGTTCATTGCGCGCGGTATTAAAAGATACTGCGCCATTTGCGTTTACAAACGGTACAGTAACAGCAATGTTGCGCCGGTTCTGTGTAAACCCACTTGGAGACCCTGGACTGGCAGAGGCAAGCTTAGTTGTAAATGTTATCAACGTTTGCTCATCAAAGGCAGCACTATCATCCAACAGCATTTTCTTTACGCTGGCGGTAGAATAGAGTTGCAATAGCCCAGTGGAAGTTCCACCTGTGGCAGCGAGTGACGTAGGTACGACCGCAATTGTAGCGGCTTCAATAGTCATGTTACATTCCTATGGTAACGGCAAGGACGCCGGTAAAAGTTAGCGTACACGCAAATTCGCAACAATCAACGTGCAGAGGTCAACTATTTTAGTGGCATCTGATACGAGTCCCCTCACATCTAGTGAGGGTACGGCATCAGAGTACGATGGTGCCCAGGGGTAACGTACGTAAATGAACGAAGTGTTCTTTACCTCGTTTCCTGAACCAGTTGTGGAATATTTGTCTCGGCGGAGCTGCGATACACGATGGGTTGATTCCCACTCGGTACGCGACACAACCGAAGCAGATAAGATCTTAATTGAGGGATCAAGAAGGTTCGTGAAAGCGCTCACAGAGCGACTGACATCTAGAACCCTATCTACCATAAATGAATACGGCATGACGGCCCAGACTGTGGCTGGAACATCCTTGAATCTCAAGCCTGCTCTCCATGGAATGTTGTTTACTGGATTAGTCATCTCATATAAAATGGATGCATGCCACTTTCGGGTGGCATTTATAGTCCAAACAACATCATGACCCGTAGGGCTGGAACCAACTTGGGTTCCAGAACCTGCCGCGTCATCGGAGTCGAAGCCCCGCGCATTCCTGCGCATTGGGGGCGTTCTGTCTTTAGTCGTCGCGAGTTGTATCAGATCATGCGCACTGCGCAAGAGAGGAGACAACGCGAAACGGTAGGATAACCAAACACTGGCAACAGCCTGTGCTAAAGTTAATCCAGATTTGCCACGCATTTTTTGTTGCACGGCTCGTTTAAAGGCAGAAGTTAGATCGACCAACGAAGTGATTGGATTCCTTAAAAATCTCAAGGTCTCCCTTAACTCGAAGGCGTCTTCTCCGAAGGCATACGGTGTACTATCTATATTTGCGATAGCAGCAAGTTTTGCGTTTGCCTCAGCATTTGGGTTGTTAAACCCACTGGTGACAACGTACGATGGAGCCTCAGTGCCAGCGTAAAAGCTGGTTATGGGCCCATCGTATTTGAACCAGAATGAAGAGGTGTTGTAATCATAACGCACTGAACCTGCAGACTCCGGAATAGTGGAGACTACCGTGTACTTACATGGGTTATTTATGATCTCGCCGCGAGCAATACGCTCACGGTAGTCACTAACAACGACATCGCGCATAAACTTTACATTTTGCAAAAATGTCCGACTTGTGGCAACATAATCTGTACCAGTAGAGTCAGAGTAGCTTACGTCGACGGTGGTTTCACCACCAATGGATTCGCGTTCGCGAACTTCACTTGTCATTAGACTAACCTCATGATTGTAGTTAAGATCCCGATAGCACGCTTAGCGGCG